CACCCGGATCGGCATGGTCCGTCCAGCGGGTCCAGAGCATCTGCAACCGGTCGCGCACCGCGCGGTCGGGATGGGTCGATTGTGGTTTGATCCCTGCGCCGACGACATTGCCGACCAGGCTGTCCACCGCCGCTGCGACCCACGGGTTGTTCCGTGCATACCACCCGGCCCGACGTGCCGCCGTCGTCGCACCCGCAAGGATCGCCGTGTTCAGCCCATCGACCGTCCGCGCGCCTTCCCAACGCCGCCCACCACCCGCAGCGTCAAACGCGCGGGTGCCGGGGCGGGCGAAGAGACGATCGAGAAGACTGCGCATGCGGGGAGAGTCGCATGGCAGGGGGGCGGCAAGCTATTGGGAATGTTTGGTAATCATTGACGGTCGTCTTGTCCGTCCATGGTCATTCCAGCGGTGCGTATTGAGAAGCCAAGAGCTTAAGTCTGTCCCTTGCCAACGTGCGTTCCTCAACGACCGTTCGAATTCTATCAGCAAGCTGACTCCGAAACCTGTCATCCTTCGGCCAAGGCAGGTGCACTTCGAACAAGCGCTTGCCGAGGGTGTCGATCACATCCCTAGTGAACTGCTTTGCCCGGAACTGCCGCTTGACGATATAAGAGTTAAGAACGCCCAGCAGCAAATAGGGATCCAAAGCGTCGTGATCGAGACTTCGAATTCTGTATAGGCCACCACAGAACAAGGCTGGAACGTCGGTGGGCTGAACTATCGTTGACGAACCCACAAGGTATGTTCCATCCCGGACAAGCAGAATATCATACGGGCTCAAATCTTGCTTCGACGAATATTGATCGAAAACTTCTTGCCCAACGAGTTGTTTAGGGTCGTGCTTAATCTCCCAGTTCGCGAAATCACTTGTGCGCAAGAACGGTATTTCGCCAGTTCCGTACGCAAGCTTGCCCACTTCGTGTCCTGTTTGAACTTCAATCAATCCCCGATCAACCAAGTCGGCGATTGAAACAATTTCACAGTTTCCTGAAAGTTCATCAAGCTCGGCGCTAATCTCAGGGTCATAGTACTTTGGAAGGTAGATGTTACTTTGGATGCTTGAAGATCGGACAAAAGTTGCTTCAAATCCCCCGAATTCCAATGTTACAGTATCTGACACAAGGGCCGCACGGAGGCCAGCCTCATCTAAACCCAAGAATTCATCAAATGGCGCCGTTGTTCCCAACTTAAGGCAAGCTTCGATTAGCAGAGGAGCTTGCTTGATAACCGCCTTTCCAACCACTCGCTTCTCGAGAGCAGATCTTACCTCAACGGCAAGCTGTGCCGATGTGGCCTTGTCCTTAATAATTGGAATCTGAATCTCTTTGTAGCGTCGACCGATCGTGTCAATGATGTCCGCAGTGAATTGAAATGAACGTATCTGTGCTTGCACTACTGGAGAGTTGAACGCCAGGAACAGTATTTCCGGCGGCACGACGTCATTGTCCTCTACGCGAAACTTCAAAATATGGGATTGATAGAGAATTTCCTTGTCTGCTGAGGTGACGAAACAATTCGTGCCGATCAAATAGGTGCCATCCCGGACGAACAGAATGTCATTCTCTTGGACGTCCTGTCGTTCCGCATATTCATCAAATATGTCTTCCGAGACGCCCTGCTTGGGAACCGTCTTGATCTCCCAATTTGAAATATCCGAAGTTCTGACGAAAGGAATGCTTCCAGTGCCATAAGCTTCCTTGCCAATCTCATGGCCCGTTGAAGCAGAGATGGCTCCTTGTTCCTCTAGTGACGCAAGTGTCGTTACAACGTGAGTTTCTCGGATAGCGCGTAACCGGCTTTCAATCTTGGGATCATAATACTTTGGGATGAACACGCGATTCCGAATTCCGGAGGAGTCGATCCAGAAGCTGATCATTGGGCTGCCTTCGAGTGATAGATCGGCGCTACGTTCGGAACGTCGTCCAGAAGAATGCGCTCGCCGCTTTCGTTCGTCCTGTAGGTTGGGTTCCCACGGCTGTCATGTCCGCACCACTTGACATCACACATGAAGATGTCGTGTTCACCCTCCGGTGGTGAATTCTCCAGTATCACCACGCAGGTCTTCGCATGTGTGTATGGTTGAAAGAGATCCTCTGGCAGCGTTACAATCGCGCGGATCTTGCAGCGCTTCGTGATGTAGTCGACGATGTACTCATATTTTGGCATGCCGAAAATGCTTTCGAGAAGCACGATCCCGAGACGCCCGCCTGGCTTGAGAAGCTGAAGGCAGCGTTCGATGAATAGAATTTGGGGTGGCTGCTTGTCCTGAACTGCACCCATTTGAAAATCCCCATCATCGTCCTTCTTCCAGTCATGGCCAAGGTCAAACGATTTCAGGATATCCTCGGAGTCGATTGCCAGCTTTTTGCCAAACGGTGGATTGGTAATGACGATATCGAACGAGCCGAGCTTGACTTCGTTCTGAGTGAAGGCCTGCCAATTCGATGGACGCTCAAGCGAGTTCTCGCAAAACACGCCACCACGGCCGTCGCCTAGAATTGCCATATACGCCTTGGCTACTTTTGACAGAAAGTTGTCCTTGTCGATTCCGCGAAAATTTCGGATTGCGGCTTGCTGTTTGGCACTGAAGATTTCGCTCTCAGGCCAACTCAGTTCAACACCTTGTGCTTCCACCCGGCGCCACACATGTCGCAATGCCTCCACCAGGAAGCCTCCGCTTCCGCAAGCTGGATCAATAATCCTATCGTTCTCATTTGGGTCGAGCATGTCGACAACCATCTTGACCACGTTGCGTGGCGTGAAAAATTGACCTTGTGGGCCCTTTAGTGAAGGGCCGATGAATACTTCAAATGCGTCAGCAACCGCGTCTCGTTCAGAGTCAATTATTGAGAACATTTGTAGTTCCCCAACGACATAGGCAAGGCTGCGATCATCGAGGTCGATTGAATCGGATATCTCGATGACATCGTTATAAGTCTTTTTCACATGCTCGAAGAGCTTACTAATCCTGGCCTTGACATCAGCGTCTTTCTCTCCAATTCCGGCGCGAAAGCTCACAGTCGCATCTGCCTTGGTAAATCGCTCATCATAGATTTTGCAGAACAGAATGTTGATAATTTGCTGTGCAAAAACTTCGTCTCTCGTGATCCCTACTGCATTTGCAGCCAGGTAGTTGCGCACCGCACGGAATACGCTTTTAAGGTTTGTTGCAGGCCTTAGGTCTTTTCTTGCAAACTTACCGACGTCTTCTAGGCGTTGTCCGTGGCGTGGGATGTTCGGAATTTCTTCGAAGTCAATTCGGCCGGATTTCTCCGTCTTCTTGAGGAAAAGTCGTTCGTCACCGTTAAACCAAACGCCAACTCTTGCGCGCGAAAAGCGCAGGTAGTCCTCAAGTTGGGATCGGCCGTCCTTTCGGTTCTTCTTCTTGCACTCGATAATAATCTCGACGTTGTCATCATCGTGTTCCGGGGCCGAGAATACAGCGATGTCGACCGGGTACTCCTTCTTTTGATCAGATGGCCTGACTTTAACGCGCCATTGGGGTCGCGTTCTGATGATCGTTTTCGGATAGCCATAGTCGTCAACAAGAACGCGAGAAAACACCTGAACCGCCTGAACTTCTTCGGGCGTGGCCCGGACGGAAATGCCGGAAATAAAGTCCTTGATGTAGCCTTCTTTCTTTTCCCCCTGTTCAACGACGTCTTTGATCTCAAGTGTTTCGTCCATCGTCGTGCCTCGCATGAAGGGGTATTGTCCGCTAGGGCGTTGGTAGTGCATTGGAATGTGATTTGTCTAGGTTGGTAGACCCGGGTTGAGCGGTCTGGTAGTCAACGCATCCAGCCAGATCGGATGATGTGCTGACTTTCGGTGTTGGCGTTTCTTGTCCGGGGCATCGCTCGCCCGACGTTGCTCTCCGCTTCCTCGTTCAACCGCATCCCCATGCTGATCAGCCCGTGCAGGGCAGCGTGGGCGTAGACGAAGGTGTCCAGCGCCTCGTTGCGTTCGCCGTCGCGCTTGGGTTGCCAGGAGCGGATCGGGCGGCCCTTCTCGAAGCGGGTGACGACGCGTTCGGCGGTCAGCTGGCGGAAATAGTCGGCGTCGAGGCGGCGGGGGAAGTGGATGGCGCCGGGGCCGGGTTCGGTCAGTTTCAGGCGGGCGAAGACCGCGTCCTTCACGGCATCGACGCCGACGATGAACAGCGGGATCTTTGCCTTGTTGCTTCGGGTGGGACGGCGCGGCCAGACCGGGATGCCGGGGCCGCCGCGTCCCTTGATCGCCCAGATGCGGCGGGCGAGGCGGGTGCGGCAGAACTCATAGGCCATCTTGGTGTGGTGGCCGCCCGTGTCCACGGCGACGGCGCGCACGGGCAGGCCGCCATAGGTGCCGTTCAGCACGCCGTCGAGATCAGACCACAGGCGCGGGCCGGAAGGGTCGCCCCACAGGACGCGGTAGTCGATCACCCACGCTTCTTCATCGCGGCCCCAGCCAACGATCTGCACCTCGATCCGGTCGCCCTGCACATCGACTCCCGCCGTCAGTACGGCCACGCCGGGGGCTAGGTCGCTGCCCCAGTCCTCGCGCCGCGCCATCAGCGGATCGGCGGGAACGGTGTCGCCCGCCTGGTCCTCCCAGGACTCGCCCAGCTTGGTGTTGACCCAGACCTGCAGGCGGGCGGGATCCTTGGCGACGCGGGCATGTTCTTGCGCGATCTCGGCCCATGTTTCCCAAGGGGAGTAGAGCGACGACAGGTGGAACCCTGCCGTACGGCCATCGCCCAGCGCAGTCGGGCGCCATTCGCCAGCGGCCAGCAGGCGCGGCTTTTCGTGTTCATGATGGACGCCACCGCAGGCATCGCAGACCAGATACGCCGCGTCGCGCTGCCCTTCGGGCCATTGAATGCGCGCCCAAGTGATCGGGGCCATGTCGCCACAGTGCTGGCAGGGGACGTGGAAATACCGCTGATCGCTGTCGAGATAGGCCGCCTCGATGCGGGAATGGCCTTTCAGCGTCGGGGTCGACACCATGTAGATCTTGCGCCGCCCCCTGAAGGTCGTGGTGCGCTGGATCGCCAGATCGACGGGGTCACCCTCGCCATCGGCATCGCCGGGATAGCCGTCCACCTCGTCCAGGAACAGATAACGCACGGGAGTGGACCGCAGCCCCACCGCGCTGTTCGCGCCGGTCATTACCAGCTGGCCGCCGGGGAAGGATTTGCGGAACAGGCTGTTCCCGGCATCGCGGGACCTTGGGGCCGATACCAGATCGCGCAGAGCAGGGGTGGCCTCGATCAGTGGATCAATTCGCACGGTGGTGTTGCGCCGCACCATGTCCAATGACGGCATGACCAGCATGGCGATGCCGGGGGCGTTCTGGATGATGTAGCCCAGCCAGTTCAGCCCAGCCTCGGAGCCACCCGTCTGCGCGCCCTTCATCAGCACAACACGTTCATAGGGGCTGGAAGTGGATAGCGCGTCCATCACCGCCCGCAGATAGGGCGTGCGGTCGGTGCGCCAGCGCCCCGGTTCCGCCGAAGTGGGTGGCAGGATGCGATGACGGTCGGCCCAGTCTGACACCGGGATCGGCGGTTCAGGGCGGATGCCGCGTCGCCAGGCGAGATCAATTTCAGGCACCATCGCCAAAACTCCCCAGCGGCATGTCGGCCAGGTATTCGAGATGTTCGCGCATCATCCGGTCAAGGGCGGCAAAGGTGGCACGCGGATCGGCCCCGACCTCGGCGGCCAAGAGCGGCGCGGTGCGCTGCACCCAAGCCATGTGCGCGTCGCGTTCGGCACGGGCGCGGGCGAACACGGTGCGCGTGGCGGCGGCGGTTTCCACCAGCAGGCCCTGTTCCTTCTCGAAGGCCAGCTTGGCACGCTGGACCTTCACGATCTCATGCAGCCGCTTGGCCTCGGCCAGCGTGGTCGAGACGCGGGCGGGCGCTGCGGCAGCGCCACCCTTGTTGCGACGCGACGGATCAAGATTGTCCTCGATCCATGCCAGCCCCTCGGCCACATCGATTTGCCCATCCGCGCGCACTGGCAGACCTTCTGCCACCAGTTGCGAGATACGGCCCTTGGTCAGGCCAACCCGTGCGGCAAAGGCCGTCTTGGTTTCGGAGGCGTTGAGTTTAGTCAATTCCGCCCCCAGACGCTGGCGGGGTCATGCGCTGCGCTCCCCCACATACGGAATGGCCCAAAAGGAACCGCCGCTTTCCCGATCTTTCCCGATTGATGCCCCTCAGACCCGCCCGTGGGGCGCTGTGGGTGACGCAACAATGACGCGGAAATGACGGGTTTTGGGGCGTAAGCCGTTGATAGTGTTGAGATGACGCACCTGCCCGGGGAACATTTTATATAGGGGGTATATTGGGTGTTCAGATTTGGGTGGTTTTCCCCTTCTATCAAAAAGGTTTGAGCCAAGTGCGTCATCTCAACACTTTCAATGGGTTGCGGCTGAAAGTCCGTCATTCTTGCGTCACCCTTGCGTCACTGTGATGCCGAGGAAGAACCGGCCTGCGCTGGTGCG